CTACTTGAGTATAAGTTTCAATATCTATAATATGAAATGTAGAATAATCTTTTCCATCACCTCTAGCTACATCAGCTGTAATTAGATAATTTTTTGAATAATCTGCTGGTTCCCATATCCATAAGTTTTGGTCTATTCCACGTTTTTCAAGTGGATCTTTTATATGGGTTCTTTCATAAAATTCAATTTCATCAGATAAAAATACAGTATCACCAGAAGTTGCAAAATCACAATCACATTCTTGAGCAGCCATTTTAGGACCTAAATCAATATCTTGTTGGTCTCTCCAATATTGATCCCTTTCAGGATGCACACTCCAGGGTAACCTAATAGGTAAAAAACTATTATCACCCATTTCAGCGGCAGACCATGTTTTATGGAACCAATTACCCGTACCATAAGGTGTAGATAAAGCTATACAACCTCCTCCAGTTGCTAATGTTTGTTGAGCTGAGGCCCATATCTCACCAATATTGTTAATGAAGGCAGCCTCATCTATTATTAACAAAGAAACTGCTTCTGATCGACCTGCATCGCTTGATGCTGAGGTGGCTTTGATTTGGGAACCATTTGGTAATCGAAGTGTTAATTTATTTGCTTCATCTGGTTTAGATGAAAATTTTAGCCATGAAGGTAAACTTTCATACATAAACTTTACCTTTGTAACCATATTTTTTGCAGTTTCCTGTTTTGTTGCGATACAAAGTATGTTTTTATCTTGATGGAAAATCATAGTCCATAAAGAATAACCAGCACATAAAGTAGAAATACCTAACTGTCTTGATTTTAAAACTATTGAATATGAATTTTCTTGAAATAAAGTTAAAACACGATCTTGGAATGGGTATAGATTAAATTGAATTCTACCTCGTTTTGGATGTTGTATATAACAATACTTACGCATAAAGTATGATGGGGACGCAGCACACTTAATGTATTCTTCTCGTATTGCTTTTTTAAGGTCTTGACTCATTTTATTTTAACATAACGAAGGTAATAAAGGAAGCTAATACTCCCAAAAACCCTCCACCTAACCATTTAATTCCTGTTCTAAGATTTTGGTTTTCTTTTTTTAAATTTTCAACGTCTTTTTCTAAACCTGAAATGATATTTTTTTGTTTTTGTTGGATTTCTAGGTTTAGGGAAGATTGTTTTTCACAAATACTGTCTTTTTGAATATATTTGTTTATAACACTATCTTTTTGAATGATTGTTTCTTTTAATTGAAAAACTAGATTGTTAGTTTCTTCTAATTCAGCTATCGCTTTATCTCCTCTAACTAAATCAGCTGCTATTCTTTGTGCTATATTGTAACTAAAACAAATTCTATTTGTATCTGTTTGTGAAAAACTCGGTAAGTTGAGAAGGAGTATAACTACTAATATCTTTAATTTTTTTATCATAATAAGCTTTTATATCTATTATTTTTTGGTTTGTATAGCTTATTTCATTGTTTAATGAATCTATTACATTTTGGTTATTTGAAATAGATTGGTTCAATTCAACTTGTTTTTTTTGTAAATCAACTAATGCATTGTTTAAATTGTCAATTTCTTGTTTTTGTTTATCGTATTTTGATAAATCTACATTAGTTGGTTTAAATACTATCCATAACAGGAGTAAAATGATCGCACCTAAAATTAGGTGCGATACATTCAATTCCAATTTTTTATTTAAAAGGTTATTCAACATTTCTACCTGCTGCTCGTTTTAAATCATCAAGCATAGCCTTGGTAAGTTTATATTCTTCTTTAGCTTTTTTCAAATATGCATCAATTTTAGCTTTATCGTCTGAATATTTCTTGATGAATTTTAAACCTAAATTAAATTTTTCTTTTTTATCTTCTGGTGTAGCACCTAATTCTTTTGCTGTTTCATCACTACCAGCTGATTTTGTTGCTGCTGCTACTTCTTCATCTTCATCATCTAATTTGGATTCTTTTGATTTTGGTTCAGCTTTAGGGGTTTCTTCTTTTTTTTTAGATGCTTTTCTACCTTGTTTTCCTGGTTTGATAAGTCCAAGGGCTTTTTTAATAGCATTATTTGTTTGATTTTGTTGTAATTCTTTCCCACTAATCCCTCCAAGAGTATCTACTTCAATATCTTGTTGTTTTTCTAAAGCATCTTTTACTCTAGAATCTTGAGAAATTCCTTTTCTTTTAGCTCCTAAAACTTTTTCTCTAATACTAGTAAGGGCTTCAGTTGCTTTAGTTTCATCTTTTTTAAGATCTTCAAGTGTAACACCCATATCTGCAAGGGTTTCATCAACAATAGCATCAACTGCTGATTGTAAAGTATCTTCTTCTCCATATTTTTGAGATACTCCTTTATCTAATTGTCCTCCAAAATCAGGAATTTCATTCAACGCAGAAGAAATTTCTTCACGTACTATTTCAAGTAAACGAGCTTTTTTCATTTTAATATATTTTATTTATAAATATTAAGAGAATACTGTTTGTTTAACTCTTCGCACTCTCTCCTCGACACTGCCAGCTAAATTTACTATTCGTTGATTCATATGACCAAATTTACTTAATAGATTTTTAATTTCTTTATCTATTTCTTTTCTATATTCAACATCTGTTGTTCGAACACCATTATCTTCTATTTCAACACCTTCAGGTGAAATATAAAACATATAATCATATTCTTTAATTAAATGTGAAGCTGCTTGACAAATTTCATCAGCCATATAATATGGTATAGATTCAGCTAAACGTGTAAATGCCATAACATCAATTACAGTTCTATCTGTTATGATATCTTGGTTCATTAATTCAGCAGCACGTTCAGCCAAAAATACAAATTGACCTTTTACAGTTGAATCTGTGTTTAAAGGGATACCTAAATCACGTAAATATTTTGAACGTTCTGTTCTGAACTCATAGTTTTTAAATTCAGGTAGTTCTTTTAAAGCATTAACTAATGTAGTTTTACCTACAGACATTGTTCCACAAAAACCTATTTTCATAATTATTCTTTTATAACTTTTATTGTTTCTCCATTAAATTTAATAAAATATATTCCAGTAGGCAAATTTTCTCCTAAATTTCTTGTTTGAAAACTTGACTCTACTAATTGTCCACTCATGTTATATATTTCAACTTTTGAATTTGATTCTGTTTTTAAACTAAAGGTACTATTAAATGGGTTTGGGTATGGTTTTGTTGATGTTATCATTCCAGAACTTTGTATTCTAATATAACAAGCTTCACCATAATTACCTAAATTAGTTTTGACACGTACTCTAAATGTAGTATTGTTTGTACCTGCCCAATATCCATCTGTACCTGCAGGAGATGAAGCCTCAATCATGTTTAATCTAAAAGCCCTTGACATAGAACCAAAATCAGAAGCTTCTCTAGTTAAAAATTTAGTAACTATATCATTTCCACTACCATCCAATTCAGTAACTTCAAATGTATAATTTAAAAATCCATATAAATTATACGCTGCTAAAATGGAAGAGGATGATGTTATTGTGTATGGGCTATTAAAACTAGAACCACATTGATTTGCCCCAGCTACTGGGTATTCACCGTCTCTTAATTTAACAGTTGGGTTAGCAGGTGTATAAACTATTTTTTCTTTACCCCAAGGGCCCCATACACCATCTGCTTTAACTCTAACTGATATTCTATATGTTTTTCCATATGGGTTTGAGTTGGGAAAATTTGTAATAGGTCCAAAATCACTTAAAAATACTGATAAATCTCCTGCGTTTTCAGTAGCTTCTGTTCCTCCAGTTGCTATTACATAAGGTGAAGTAGTTGATGGGAAATCACCTATTCGATATCTAAATTGATAGTCTTGAACATTTGTACAATTTGAAGGTGTAGCAAAAATAGCATCATAGTGAAGGTAATTTATAGTAGTTCCACTTTCTGCTTCTTCTAATTCAGAACCACAAGGTGTTGAAATGTTACATATTGTACCATAAGAACCATAAGTTCCATTACATTTTACTTTTACTCTAACTTCATAAGTTGTATTGTATGTCACAAATGAAGTTGGAAAATTAGCTAATGAAAATGCTCTAAGTGTAGGTACTGTTTTTTCATATTCTTGTACTTCACTTGTACTTAAATTAGTTAATTCAAAAGTATATGCTTCGGCACCAGAAACATTATCAGCATAAATAGGTGTATATATTTCAGATAAAACAGCATCACATTGGGAATCTTGAATTTTGGTAGTAGGAATTGGAGGTGTTAAAACAAAACAATCTACTGCTGCAGGAGCACTAATATTAGAAGAACTTCCAATCCATGTTCTGACAGACACTTTGTAAGTGGTTCCGTATTGAATATTAGCACCGGGGAAATTGGATAAATTTGTTATTCTTCCGGCTACTCTACCATATGTAACTAATGAATCTAGTTCTAATGTAGTTTGATTTTCTACATAATATTTGTATCCATCACAAGGTTTTTTAATTGCTACAAAATTAGAATACAACAACGGTAAATTGTAATTGTAACAATAGGTATTAGTTAACCTAGTTGGGTAAGGTGTTTGACTAAATATATTACTTATCGTAAGTAAAGTAAAAAATACAAATAGTGACTTTTTCATGGTATTTTATTTTAATAAATTTTCTGCTACATAAATTGCTTGAGCACCCGATACTGTAATTCCTCTTGCACTTAAAGCATCTCCTACAAAATGTACGTTAGGGTACTTGGTTAATGATAAATTTTCATAATCTACAAGTGGTTCCGGTGATAAATATTTTACTTCGGGCATATAAATTCCCCAATCATCACCTAATGTTGGAAACACAATTTGCATTTCTGTAATAAAATCTTCAATATATTGAGCATATTCTTCACCTAGAGCTTCAAACAATGGTTCCATATTATCAACTTGAACAGCTGATACTTCATTTCCTTCAGATGTAGTTGATGGTTTGCGGGAAGGACTATAATAA